TTGTCAATTTTGTCCATTATTCTTCTTCTGAAATTCAATTTTTCCCAACAGGGCTTGCATAGTGAATTTTTATATTTATTCTCGGACGGAACATAGCACCCGACCTGAGGACATTGATTCGCTGGAATCATGCTACCACACCTAGAGCATTTTGTCTCCCACATCTTCATACTGTTCTCTCCAATCGGTTTGTTGCTTGATCTGGGAAATCTCTTGGGCGACTATCTAAAGCGTTATCGGTCCTAGGAGACCCCTCATTCGCCTTCATGGTATGTTGATAGTTTGCTCTTGGATATCTAATGCAAAATGGATCAGGCATCCAATAAGTTACCTGCCATTCTTGTTCTGGACATAACTCAAGATGCTTTTCTACACTATGAGAAAAACTACCAAGTTGAATGTGGCCATCATGACTGACACATCTACCGTTACCAACATCAACTAGGAATAGCATCTTGCTACTCATAGCACTTCTTTCTCTGGATTGAGGTTCTTTACAAATTGCACTGGATCCTTTTCAGACTTGTGAACCCAATGATAGCGCATCATCTCGTAAATGGGATCCCACATGGGGATACACACATAATCAGTCACGTTGCCTCCAGTCCTTAGGTTTATCTTGCTGAAACCAGTCTTTGATATCATCAGCACTATCGAATCCCGTTCTATGATTGGATGGGTCGGGATCTCCTAGTCCCATCCTATTCAGAAAATCGTCGGTACTTCCCTCTTCGATTTGTTGAGAAGATTGTCTTCGTGCTTTTTGCAGCCAATCTTTAGCAGTTGTATGACTCTTGGCAAGTTTCTCTGCCCAAATCATATCATCAAGTTTTACATCTTCACCATTGGCAATACATTTGCAAATGAATTCTAAGCGCAGTCGGTACTGTGTAGAAAGCATAAATCTAAGTCACATCCTGATTATTTAGACTATTCTACTGAAACCTTTTATCTTATCAAATTTAATTACGTTATCAAATTTATCGTAAAGGCCGTCTTTGTGAGAAATCACAAAGGTATTTGCACCCTTGATGACATATTTGATAATCTTTAAAAATTCTTCTGTACCAAATCCATCTAGAGAACTGTCAAAAACTTCATCCATGACAAGAAGATTAGTATTGACAGAATTTTTGGATCTGGCAATCTCTCTCCAGGTAAACAACAATGCGAGATCTATTCTCATTTTTTCACCTTCACTGAAGGATGCATATGAGAACTTATCGTGAATTGGGGATTGAATAGTCTCATTAAATTCTTCGTCAAGTTGAAAGTTGATGTAAAAATCCATCATCCTCAGGTAACGATTAACTTGTTGATTTATAAGAGGCAAATATTTTTTAATGATTTGTCTCTTGACCCCACCATCTTTGAGAAGTGAAAACGCAAAGTCGTAGTATTTTAGAGATTCTTTATGCTCAGAAAGATCAGTATAGAGTTTATCTAATTGAGTCTGAAATGAAATTAATTTCTCATGTTCAGAATTTCTATTCTCGAGCTGACTGGCAATAGTTTGAATTTCAGATTCAAGTTGTCGTACTTGCCGCTGAAACCCAGATATTGTTGAATTGTTTTTAGAAATCTCATGGTTGAGGTTTACAATCTCCCTACTAATAGTTTTAAATTGCTGCTCTCGTTGTTCTTCCTCTTTAATTGCACTCTCCAGTTCATTGAAACCAGATTGCAACTCTTGTGCTTTATTTTGAGCAGTACTAATTCTATTTAATCGAAACTCTTCTTCTATATCTTGGGTGCATGTAGGGCATACCGTATTTTCTGTGAAGAACTTATGCTCTTTGGTAATGGTAGACACTTTTTGAGAGATTTTACCTCTAAGATTTCCTAGTTTACGCAACTTTATAGAAGCACTAGAATATACTTCCATCTCTTTCTGAAGATCATTGACCTTAGTTTGAGTTTCAGAATTATTATTAATGGTATTATTTTCTTCCACAAGAAGATTTTGAATGCTATCTTCTTTCTGTTTAATATTTTGCTTACTACGATTTTCTAGCTCATCAATAAAATCTTGTTGCATCCTAATTTTTTCAAGAAAGGATTCTTTTTTTACATCAAGAATTTTTGTTTTCTCTCTATAGGTTTTAATATTTTCTTTGATTAGTGAATTCATTGCAGAGAAGATTCTAATATCTAGAATGTCTTCAATAACTTCTCTACGATGACCACCAGACAATTGCATAAAGGGAACAAACGTTGAGCTTCCCAGAATTACAACTTGAGTAAAAGATTTATGATTTAGTTTTAAAATATTCTCTTCTAATATTCTTTGATTTGATCTATCGTCTGCTTCTTTATGAAGAGCTACTCCATCGACTTCAATATCAAAGACGTTCGGTTTCATTCCTCTCCGAACAAAATATTTTTTATTTCCAACATTAAATTTAACCTCCACAAGACAATTCTTTTCATTGACTGTGTTGACTAATTGTGGTTTATTAATTTTGCGAAATGGTTTATTGAATAAGGAAAAGGATAATGCATCTAGCAAAGTTGATTTTCCAGATCCGTTGGAACCAATAATAATAGTATTACTGTTTTCAACAAAATTTATTTCAGTCCATTGATCACCTGTTGACAAAAAATTACGCCAACGAATACTCTCAAATAAAATCATACTATTTTAATGGTGGAACAACTAAATCATCGGGGGTGATAATTATATATTTTACTCCTTTCAATTCACAGGTTTTAACGGCAAGTTCAGGATTAACTTCTACTGCCTCTACTGAGCCAGTTTCATCATCCTGAGTTTCCAACATCATAGCATATCTTTCGGCATCATCTGCTTCTTCAAAGAAAAATAAAATTTTCTCACGCTTTCTATTATAGACTGCATAAGCACCCTCTTGCTTTTTCTTCCTATGAACAAGCATGTACATTAATCAACCTCACAAGCTGAAGTATAAACTTTTTCCAGAATTGATTTCACCTTTGAAGTATTTAAACTACATTCAGATTCATCAACATATCTATTCAAAATAGAGAGTGTGTTTTCAGACTCATCAGTTGTAAATTCATCACTTTGATAAAAACCATTAAAATCAAAGTTTTCAACAATCTTTAAATCATTCACTCCAGCTTGATAAAGTTTATCAATAAATCTTTCAAACTTAGATCCATTACTTTTTTTGTTAACTACAACCTTAACAATTTTATCTTTGTATGGTTCTGCGTTAAAGGTTTGATGTGGAGTATCTTCGTATGAAATAATATGAAATAATCTATGTGGATTATTTACTGGAGTATGCTCTAAAGTTTCGGTATCGAAAATGTGACATCCTCTAGTTTCTTCTACATCATGCCAATAAATTTCATATGGATTCCCAAGATAGTAGATATTGTCTTGGAAATTTCTATGATGATAATGTCCAGAGAAAACTTTTTCAAACTTCTTATAATTTGTTTTATCTTCACCGTGTTCACAAATATAAGTTTTATTTGCAAAAAATCCTCTCATCTCAAGATGGCCAAAAGCAACTTTTGATTTTGTCGAATTTATCATTCCGAGGGTTTCTTCACGATTTTCATCGTTAATCCATGGAATGAAGAACATATCTAGACCACCAATTTTAACTTCGGTAGGACTTCCATAAACAACAACGTTATCATACTCTCGCAATAGTAGGTCAACAGAATTAATGTCGTTAGTGTCTTTGTAATATGCTGTATGATTTCCGACAATTGTATGTACAGTGACGCCCATATCCCTGAGGATATTATAATAGTTCTCTTTAGCCCAGTTAAGAGACCAGAAATCAATCCCTTTACGAGTGTCAAAAGTATCACCCATATCGATAATAGTATCGATGCATTCTTTTTTGAGGGTTGGGAAGAAAACGGTGTCATAGAATTTTTTAAAATACTCATGAAGATTTTGGTTTCCCTTTCGTGCGCCAAAATGCTGATCCGTAATAACTGCAACTTTCAAAGTTTAACACCCATAGCAACGGAAGTAACATAACTGTAATCATCAAGTGTGCCTTCTTGCAGACACTTAAGATGCCATCTAGTCATCTTAATAACTCCTTCCTCAGTAGCACCAGTAATAAAATTAGCTCCAAAAGGATTTCTTAGTACACTGGTGTAAAGACCAAAACGAGTTGCTTTGACGTAAAAGATATCATCAATCCAGACTTGATCATCAGGAATATCTTTTTCAATTGTAGGATTAGGACCTAGACTAGTTGATAATGTAGATTTCATCGGTTCATTTTCGTCTGAATGTTTTCCTTAATTGTATTATAGTCTGAACTATCTCTAGAAAGCAAACTATTATCTACTGCCATTACCTCAGCAAATCCAGATTTTTCGATGATACGATTTTTAATTTCTAATTGTTTTTTCTCTTTACCAATTCTTCTCAGAAATGCAAAGTAAATAATCTGAGTAAAGTATGCGAATGGATTACTTGACTTTGCTGGATCAAAGTTAGTAACATATTCAATACAGTTCTCCAAACCATCAGAGATCATGTCTTCCTTAAACATGTAGTTGACAAAGTTTGGTTTATGCGATAAATGATCACCAATCTTTTTAAAACAAGTTCCTAGGTATTCATGAGTTTTTCTAAACTCTCTTGACTCCTTTAAAAGATCTGATTTTGTTTTACCTTCAGCCTCAGCATTTTTAAGGAAAGTTTTATATTTGTTTATCTCAAACAAAAACTCTTTATTATTTACATAATGTTCTGGTTTTTTCTTTACCATTTCTATGAGTGATGCTTGATAAGATTATATCATATATGACATGACTTGTCAAACTTGACAAAGGTCCCAAAATCATGTACAATCTGGCTTGTCCAGGATGAAAAGACATTAGAGCTCTTTAGTATTATCTTTAATATCTTTTTTGAATAAGTCTTCTAGAGATTTCTTAGTGTCACTGATTGTTCCTAAGAATCCCATCTTCTTACTTATATTCTTTTCTACATCAGATTTGTCAACTAAGTCTTCTTGATATTCTTCTTTTAATTCATTCTTTTGATCATTAAAATCTGTATATAAATTAATTAAATCTATATCATTAATTTCAGTCATTGTTATGACTTTAGATAATCGAATAAAAAATATATCTTCTTCAGTAGTTTTTAGCCAAGGTTCTAATTTTATTTGAGAAAATGCACCTTGAGTACTGTATTGTATTACTATTGGTTCTTGTAAAATAATCAAAGGATCTAAGGCATCAGTATCATCTACCATTATTAGAGATACAATTTCTTCACCAGAGACTAGTTTTAAGGTGCAATAGAATTCTCTTTCTAGATCTGAATTCATTGAGACAACGCGACGTTTATAACTTCATAATTAAATTTTTCTTCTTTATATATTTTTATTCTTTCTACTAAGTGATTAAGAGTATAGTTTCTTCTCTTGTTAAAAGTTATATCATCTGCAATATCAAAGAGAGTAGCTTTAGTTTTATTTTCACTTTTTCTAAGAACCCTTCCAATTGATTGAAGATTTCTTACTCTTGATTTTGAAGGTGATGCAAATATCACATTATGCAAATTTTTAATATTGATTCCAGTAGAGAATGTTCCATATGATGCAACAATAATTGCATCCGTTTCATCCTCAGTAATTCTGCGAATCTCTTCTCTATCTTCTGTTTCTACGCCGCCATAGACAAAGAAAACTTTTCTATTGCCTTTGACAGAATTATTTATCATATCAAATAATGGTTCACCATGAGTTTCTACTCGTGTAAACAACACCAAAGTATTTCCTTTCTGAACCAAAGTTAAGTTTTTAATAAATCTATTTCTTTGTGGACTTTCGCATAGATAACGAATTTCTTCTTGGTAGCTATCAAACAATCTTGGTTTGTGCTTGAGAGCAATAATTTTTACATCTAAATCAGATAAATGCTTTTCTTTGATAAGTTCCTTTGTTTTGATAGTTGAATAAGATGGACCGAAAAGACCTTCCAAAATCCATTTGTGAGTTTGACTACCATCAAGAGTTCCAGTAAATCCAAACCTATATTTGGCATCATACAATTTAGTCATAATGCTGACTAGGGATTTTGATTTAAATAGGTGGGCCTCATCTCCGACTACAACTTCAAATCTGTCAAAGTATTTCTTTTCAAGTTTGTAAATAGATTGCCAAGTAGTGATGATAACTTGGTTTTTAGTTTCTCTTTCTCTACCACCATAAATTTTATGGCAATAGGATCCAACGTCCCATCCATAGTCAGCAAAGTCCTTGTACATTTGTTCTACAAGAGATGTGGTTGGAACGATGATTAAAGTATCTTTTCCTTTTTCAACATAATATCTGACTACAGAATAAATCATCAGAGATTTACCAGATCCAGTAGGAGATACTATGAGTCTTCTATTGCACTTCAGAGCGTCGTAGACCGCTTGTATTTGATACTCTCTAGGTTTGTGTACAGATATGTGGGTCATGTAGTCTCTGACACCCTCATAGGAGATCATCTGATTTAAATCAATCGGATGGCCATAATATTTGTTTTCTTCAAATTTATATTTGTATCCGTGATCATCACAAAATCTCAATAACTTATCTAAGAGACCAATGTAAAGTTCTCCTGTTTGAATATTGAATAATCGTATTTTTCCATCCCACCATTTATTACGATATTGGGGCATGTACTTTGCTCCCTCAACATCGAAAGTAAATTGATCAGATAATTCGTGGCTAATATGTGGTTCTGTTTTTACTCTGAGATATACTTCATTCTTCTTTGAAATAATCAATTCAGACATATAATTAAGTTATCACTTAAAAATATTTAGTCCTCTGAATTGAACTGATCTTCTAAAATAAGTCTATAAAAATTATCTCTCATTGCAATTAAGTTCTCTTGTTCTTCAGGTTCTCCTCCTGACCATTTTTGAACTGCCTGTCGAAGGCCTTCATGGATGAGTCTAATTCCTCGAATATTTAATTCGATTTGATAATACTCTTCGTCCATTACATCCCTGCTTGAAATTTCATCCAGTCGATTGCATTTTTGATAGCATAATTTCTATTTGTCAAAGATTTAATAATTTCCTCAAGATATTTAAGCATCGTATCATAGTATCTAATTTTCAATTCAACCTGACTCACTCTGCTATCGGCAGTCATATATCTATTTAAGGCTTCTTTATCTCTTACTTTGTATGGAAAAGGCTCTTCCTCGTATACATCAGGATCTGCCTTTCCAGTATAATAGACATGTCTCTCCAGATAAACTCTATTATAAGTCTCCTTAGCCCTTTCTCTTAACAGTAATATTGTATTGTATACTTCATAATATTTGGCATGAAGTTGTGAAGTTTTTAGTGATTCGTTTGCTAGATCATCTTTGTCTATTACAGAATCACGAGTCCACATCTTCTGAATTTCATCAAGATTCATAAATTAGTTCCACTTAAATTGGTTACTTCGTAAAGAGTATACTTGAAAGTTACTTGAGCCGTAAAGAACTCTTCACTCTCCAGTTTAGTATTAAAATCCAATCCCGTCAAACTAACGGGGAATAGATCTTTGAACATCACTTTAAAGTTTGGTCTGAAACTGCTGTTTAAAACAATAAGAGTTCCATCAGAGAACTGTTGTCCAAGATCCTCAGTTCCATTGGGGTTTTTTGTAAAATCATCAAACTGTTTTGTTGACTTTGGAAATCCTATTCCAGTCATCCAATTATGGATTACCATATAATTTTCAAAATTCTCATCGACTAAGAATGATAATACAAAATCATCATACTGAAGTTGATCTCCAGGAACATCTATGTTCTTCAAGTATGATGGCTGAATTACTGTGTTGAGACTAATTTGTGGAATATTAACTGTCTGAGAAAAAAATGTTATCTTCGGACTCTTTCTAATAGAAAACTCAAACCCACCAGGAGTCAAAAAATTCCTATTTTGAATTTGTGATCTAAATGGTGAGACTGACATGGAACTTTTAATTGTATTTAGATAAAAAAAGGGACCTTTGAGGTCCCTGATCTTACTCTAAGTTTTAAAATAGAAGCTCCTTACAAATTTTTTTACAATGACTTTTGCCATCAACATCACATTCAATTAAACATTCATAATAGTCATTAATTTTTTGGTCCTCCGTTTCTATGTCAGTTACTGTTTGTTCAAGATGTCTCCACTCATCAAATTGAGCTCTAGATAGTAGACTGTGCATTTTTCAAACTCCGTTTAGACTTACATAATATATTTGAAATTTCAGAGCATAGTTTTCTTCCTAATGCTGTATTATATAGTCAGCATATGCTAACTTTACATAGTTTATGTAATGAAAATTATTGCCTACTAATTTATACCTAGGCATAAAAAAAG